CTTTAAAGGAGGAGAACTTTTATATACAGAATCAAATACAATAATAAAACCAGAGGCAGGAATGCTTGTTTATCATCCAGGGGATAAAATGCACAAAGTATTGAGGGTAGAGTCGGGTAATAGGTATACATTAACTTCTTTTATTACTGGGATAAACCTTGTAGACAACCCCTAGGCCATTGGTGTATAATGTAATTATGTCAAGTAGAATAGATAGAATAAAAGAAATAATTGAAGCCAACAAAAATGCATCTGTTGGTCCATTAGATATGCTAAAGCCAGGAACAGAATGGGCAGAGCAATCTTTGGCTGATCAAAGGTTTTCAATATGCAAAGCATGCCCAGAATTTATAAAATTAAGTAGTCAATGTAAAAAATGTGGATGTTTTATGGCAGTAAAAACTAAAATGCAAGCAGCAACTTGCCCATTGGAAAAATGGTAAAATGTTAAAAAAAGAGTTAGCCCCAGGAATTATGGTATATAGTAATGTCATTGAAGGAAGTCAAAACCTATACAGTGATATTGAAAAAGGAATGATATCCGCAAGATTTGATTGGGAACAAGCAAGAGTAAAAGAAAATCTTGATACTACTACAGTAAACACAATGACAAGAAATACTTCTACTATAGGGGTGCCTTATCTTGGAGATGTACCAGATGTCCCAGTTCAAACTTTTAAAGAGGCTTTTAAAATAAATTTAAATAATTTGTTTTTTAAAAGTTTTGACCCAATTGAAAAAGATTATATGTCAACTTATGGAATTAAAGCAGATTGGCATGATCAGTATGGAATTTTAAAATATGGGAAAGGTCAATTTTTTACAAACCATATAGATGACCATCCAGACTATCATAGAAGAATATCAATTATATATTATATGAACGATAACTATTTAGGTGGAGAAATTAATTTCCCTCGTTTTGATCTAACATTTAAACCAGAGGCTAATCAAATGATTTTATTTCCTTCAACATATGTATATAATCATTCAGTTTCTCCAGTTATTGAAGGAGAAAGATACGCAGTAGTTAGTTGGATGAAATGACTAGCCCAGTATTAATTAATAATCTGCTAAGCAGTGAAGATTACCTAAAACTTATTGATAGTTTAGGAAATCCTAAAAGTTTTGGTTTTGATCCTGGTTTTAGTAGGTATTGTATTGGAGATGGTGGTCTTCCAGTTTTGGGAGAACTAGCAAATAAATTAGTAGAAATTGCAAGAGAAACTTTTAAAAGCAAGACGCTAATGCCAACATATACTTTATTTGCACATTACGAAGGACAAAATCCATCACCAAGCCTATATAAACATAAAGATGATAATGCATGTACATATACTCTGGATATGTGTGTTTATCAAAAGGAGCCCTGGGATTTATTTGTTGAAGGTAAGGCTTATACATTATATCCAAATCAAGCGCTTGGTTATTATGGAAATGATCAATTGCATTGGCGTGAAGAATTTCCAAATCCAGAAACTAATAATGTTGCTATGATATTTTTTCATTTTGCTGAACCAGATCACTGGTGGTTTACAAAAGGATCAAGTTATTTACAGGTAATAAGAGGACAAATTTCAGAACAAGAATGGCAAATAAAATTTAAATGAAAAATGCTATTGTCTATTCTTTTCATCTTAGAAATGGAAATCTTAAAGATTTACATTGTTATAAACAGTTAAGGTATTCAATAGACACATTAAGAAAATTTAATATAGATATCCCAGTATATGTATATATCTCTCCATCAAGCATAGATACCTCTAGCCTAGGATTTGATAAGAACGTCAATATTATAAAATTTGATATTGAAAATGATGGTGGATGGCCAGAAGATTGGGTTAAAGAAGGATATCTAGAATTTTTAAAACATAGATGGCAAAATGCAATTGATTCAATACACTCTTATAAACTAGATAATATTCTTTATTTAGATACAGATACAGTGTTTTATTCAAACCCTAATATTTTGTTTGAAAAATATGGATCGACTAAGCATCTATGGGCAAAACCAGATAATAGCAATGATCTAATGACTAAAGTTGAAGTTTGGCCAGGTATGAATGATGGACAATTTATACTTAGTAAAGATTTAGCCAGCAATGACATAATGAAGCATATGAAGTTTTATGTAAATCACACACTAATTAAAAATAAAAATAAACTTACAGAGCAAGAGTATGGAAATCTTTCTTGGGTTTCTACTCAGTATGCTGTTTGGGATTATTTCCAAAATCTAAATAATCCTGTTAAATATTTTGATGAAAATGAAGTCATGCTTCACACTGAACCACATTACAAAGATACAAGTAATCTTATTCTTAACCACTACTATAATGGAAATACCTTATTATTTTTGCCAAAGGAATACCAGTGAAAATTTTAATAACTGGCGTAGCAGGGTTTATGGGAAGCCATTTAGCAGATGAGTTTATAAAAAGAGGTCACTCTGTTGTAGGCATTGATAACCTTATTGGCGGATACTATAAAAATATACCAGAAGGTGTTGAGTTTTATAAAAAAGATCTTGGAGATTTTGATTCAGTTGAGAAACACTTTAAAGGTGTCGATCTTGTTGTAAGTACAGCATGCACAGCCTATGAGGGCCTATCTGTATTTAGTCCAGCATTAGTAACTAGGAATACCTCACATATAACTACCGTTGCGCTAAGCGCTTCAGTTAAACATGGTGTTAAAAAATTTGTATATATGTCTTCTATGGCTAGATATGGAACACAGGAAAAAGTTCCATTTACTGAGGATATGAATCCAAAACCTCAAGACCCATATGGTATTGCAAAATATGCTTCAGAATTACTTATTAAAAATATTTGTGAAACACACGGAATGGACTATGTAATATTAGTTCCACATAATATTATTGGACCAAGGCAGAAATATGATGATCCATTTAGAAATGTTGCCTCAATCATGGTTAATAGAATGCTACAGAATAAGCAGCCAATAATTTATGGAGATGGTTCTCAAATGAGATGTTTTTCTTTTATGCAAGATGTTATTGACCCACTAATGGTTGCTTGTGAAACAGATATAGCAAACGGTATGGTTGTTAATATAGGTCCAGATGAAGAATTTATCACAATAAATGATCTTGCCAAAAAGATTTCAAGAATACTTAAATTTGACTTAAACCCTATTTATATGCCAGGAAGACCACAAGAGGTTTTAAATGCAAACTGTTCTGCAGACCTTGCAAGAGAAATTTTAGGCTATAAAACAAAAAAGTCCCTAGACTCTGGCCTAGAGGATCTTTGTAATTGGATTAAAGATAATGGTGCTAAGAAGTTTGACTACCACCTGCCCTTGGAGTTCGTAACAGACAAAACTCCAAGGACATGGGTAGATCATATTATTTAGGGAATTTGCTCATCCACATTCTAGTCTTCGGGGTTATACCCTTCCAAGAAGACCAATCATCTCCACCGCTTGTCATGTAATATGCAATCTCTGCATTTTTTACGGGATTGAATAGTTCAGCATTTGACTCAATATCAAACTTGGTTCTACGATCAGGACCAAGGTCGTCAATCATATTGATTTGGAACATTCCATAGGATGAGTCACCTGTCTTATGGTTGCCGTTAAAAGCCAATGGTCGCCCATTAGACTCCTTTTTTGCTACCGCCCAAGCAACAACAAGGTCTTTACCCTTGAAGCCAACCAAGCGAAGCAGTTCCTTTAGTTCTAAATCAGTAAGAGATGTTTTGTTTTCAAAACTCTCTAACTTTTTTGCCTTAGAAACCAAAAAAACCTCTTTCGAGGCGGTTTCCGATGTCTGAGCCTGTTCCAGGCTAAGATTGTTCTTAGTATCAAGATCTGAGTTAGCATTAGCAGTGTTTGACAAAACCGTTACTAGTGCTACGATACTGAGTGTGCTAATGATCTCTTTGTTTCTTTCGATAAATTTAATCATAGTTTCCTCCTTAGAAAACAATAACACCCTGGTAGGTGTCTATACCAAGTATAACACAAAAATTTGTCAAAAGTCAACTTTAGAGGGTGGTATAATAAAGATTATGCCTAACTCATCATCTAATTATCCTACTATGAAGTATCCGCTTGCGTCTGATCCAGTTAATGTACACGGAGATTTTAAGGTTTTAGTAGATGCTTTAAATAATATATTACCGCCACTTGGAATGACTGGAGTATCTTCATCAGTTAGAAATATATCAGGAGTTTCATTACCTACTGGCACTCCTGTGTTTATTAATGGTAGCGTTTCTGGAGTTCCAACGGTAGCAAAATATAATCCATCAAGCGTTGACCATAATCCAGATGTCCCTATTCTTGGATTAGTTCAGTCAACCATTGCAAATAATGAAAATGGAATTATTGTTGTTTCTGGTGTTTTACAGATGAATACATCATCACTAGGAACTTCTGGAACAAAAGTTTATATAGATTCAAATGGAAACCTTGTTAGTGGTCGTCCATCAACAGGTCCAGGAAGATATGTTGCAGTTGTTGCCCTTCAAGGAACTACGGGGTTAATAATAGTTCAAACAAAAGGAAACGGCACTTGGGGCGCACTCAAGGACGGATTGTCGTGATATAATAAAGTTATGGCTAACTATAGAAACCCCAACGAAACCCCAATTCTTAATGTTGCTGCACCAGCAACCTATAATATTGGAAACAAGCCACCACTAATCAACTGGACAGTTGTAATTGGGGATACTGCATCTTTTAGAATTTATGTAGAAGATGATAGAGGAAATCCTTTAGATTATAATACAACTAATTTTGATCCAAATAATGCGGGTTGGACCATAACTGGAGACTTTAGAAGATATTCAGACAATGTTGGAGATGATCTTCTTTTTACAGTTTTTCCAGATAAGTCAGAGTTTGATGATCCTGGAGAGTTTACGGTTACTTTATCAGCAACTGAGTCAAAACAACTTTTGACTGGCGATGTTTTTGATATTCAACTAAAAGATGGAGACCGTGTTTGGACAGTTTGCCAGGGCGAAATGATCATGCTTGGTGAAATTACAGATCAGGCGTTGTAAGACCTATGGCAACAACTAGGATTTCCGAGGGGATTGCTTTAGCAGTATTAGCATCAGCAACAACAATATCACCACTCATCCAAATAGAAGATATTAAGCCAACTTCTAATAGCATAGTTTCAGTAAATTATGCTAAAGTGGTTAGACCAGCAGACATACTTCCATTTAGGTTAACAATAACTAACATTGGAATTGAGGGATACCGTGAAAATAACCCTCCAGGAATTGGTATTCAGGTTATTGGTTTTTCTAACTATATTCTCTAATAATCTTATTAAAACGCATGTTACAATTACCACATGGCTAAAATATCAGTTACAGGAGTTAAGAATCTATTCCAAACAGGTGATAGACCTACTCAAGAAAATTATGTAGATTTAATCGATACCCTTGTTTCTCAATCAACAGATTTAGGATCATCAGGTAACAACGAAAACCAAGTCGATGGTATTGAGAACGTAACCGTAATTGACAGTTTTGACGCCACTGTATGGCGCATGGTCAAGTATATTGTTTCAATATCAAAGACCTCTGCAGGGGACAATAAGTTCTATGCAACCGAATTAACAATTCTTGTTGACGGTACAAATGTATCAGTCAGCGAGTATGGCACTATCGACAATGATGGGAATATTGGCACCATTAATGTCTCTCGCACTGGAAATACCGTGGCCTTAACAGTCACTCCAGATCCTGCGATCAAGCCAGTCACTGTACGTTACGCACGTATGGGACTTAAGGCATAACTAAGGAGATATAAAAAATGGCAACAGTAAATAAAGATTTTAAAATTAAGAGTGGTTTAATCGTTGAAGGTACAACAGCGACAGTTAACGGTTTTGACGTTCTTACAAAGAAGCAAGCAGATCAAGATTACATCGTTGGTCTTATTGGTGGTACAGCAACATCTGCTAATACAGCAAACACAGTTGTAAAGCGTGATGCTAATGGTAACTTTGCTGCAGGAACAATTACAGCAGATGT